ATTAACTCCTACTATTCAGCGTTAAACGCTTTTGGCGCAACATCAGGTTTCTTTAAGTCATCAGGAATGTCAGCAGTCCAGTCAAGGATTTGTGTAGGCAATCCACGGGCTACAAACTTTTTCTTGAGTGCAGCAGTAAAGCCACTATCCCGCTCTTCCATTGTTTCGATAATTGCGTCTAACATTTCATGGTTTTGCCAGATCGCACCATTAGTGACACGAACTTGGCCGGTAACACTAACTAAAGAACGATCACCAGCTTTCCAATCTTCATCACTAACTACTTGCATAAGTTTGGTGTCAGCTAGTTGTTCTTTACTGTACTTATTATCATCGTATCTGCTAGGCAAAAGTTGCTTTTTAACCGTGTCTGGGTTTTCTTCTCCACGCCACAACTCTAAAGCACGAAGCAGCGCCGCATCGTCGTAACTATCGTAGGCAGTACTATCGGCACCATCGTTAAAGATGTCTCCATCTTCGTCGATAATAAACTTATGTTTTCCACCGCCGCTTATAGCACAACCAACACTGAGGATGTTTCCATTACTAGCAACGTCTTCTGCGCCATTGGAACCATCGTGTCCGCGATACATTATGACAATGGCACCATCACCACCATTAGCTGTTTTGGTAGCATTAACACTGTCACCATTCCCGTGTCCTTGAATAATAAGGCTATTGGATGTGCGGTCGCCTTCTGCAAGGCCGTTAATTGCTAGGCCACCAGCAGTAGCAGAGGCTTTACTAAGTGTAAAAAAAGTGTCAGTTTCAACTACGCTTGTAAGTCCGTGAGCAATGTCAGAACTTTTACCGGAAACAGCTTCATTGTCTGCATCACCTAGTTCGACGGTCAGACCACGACTGTTTTTAGCATTGTGAACGCCATCGTGTACTCCCATCAGCAACCGTCCTGATAGGCCAGCATGAACTGTCACCCTGCTGTCTGAGTCTATTGAAAGTGCTGACGAACCTCCTACAGCAGAGCCTTTGCCAATAGTTAGACAATCCCCGCCAATATCACCACCAGCATCGTCTAAGCCAATGTAGTAGTCTTGCGCGTTGCCATCGAATACAATTTTTGTATCTTCTGCACCACCATCACCTATTGTAAAAGTAGGTGTAGTTCCAGTAATAGATGCGCTGTTTGTCAGCACAAGATCAGTAGCAGCAATTTTTGCCGTTGTTACTGCATCGTCTGCAATATCAACAGTAGCAATAGTACCATCTTCAATCTGTGCGCTAGACAATGGCGCTCTTGCTGGTGTTGACCCAAGGTATGCCATTAGGTAATCTCCATAACCGACAGAATAATATCCGTAGCCGCACTCCCAGTTAGGCTCAAGGTATCGGTAGTTTCCATAACTACTTTGTTACCTGCTAACAGTTCAAGTGAACTGCCTACCGGAATAGGTGCATTAGTAACTAACTCAACAGTCTGGTTAGCTTCATTATTTGCACCTGATCTGTTTGCTGTATCAGATGTAAGAGTAACCGTTGCAGTAGTAGCACCACTAGTAGTGTTCCCTAGCATGATGCCCAGAAGAACTGTAGTCGTACTCCCTGCAACAGTGTAGATTACATCTGCTGATGTTACTCCTGCTTTGGTTATAACTTTAAAAGTATTAGCCATTTTTCATTCCTCTGTTTTGTTAACCTAAAGCAATCGCAAGAGCAGTTGCCGAACCATCAGTAATTTCTGTAAGAACACTTACATCCACACGTTTAAGAGTTCCAGCATCACTCACTAGTATTTCATCTGTAGTTGCCAAACCAGAAGCTAGTGCGGTTTGACCTGAGATAATGTTGTTGTTAAGCATTCCGCTTTCAATAGCAGTACTTGCAATGGTTATTGCACCAGCCGCTGAAATACCTACGTCACCACTTACTGCAACAGGATTGTAGTTAGTTCCATCAGCAACCAGAATGTGGCCGCTGGTATTCGTAGCCATGAACAGGTCATCGCCAGAGATTGTTAAATCACCTGCAAGTGTAGCATCTGCGCCACTAAATGTCAATGCCGTAGTTGTACCTGATTTAAGAACCAACTCACCACTAGAGTTAGTAGCAGAGCCAAAGGTAGTAGAGGCTTCCTTAAAGAAGATATCACCACCACCAGCATTAAGATCAATGTCTCCTGCTGAATCAAGTGTAATGGTTGTACCGTCAGCTTCAAACGTACCGTCTGCTGTGATTGTAATGTTACCATCCGCACCAGCAGCATCGGTAGTTACAATGCTAAGAGTACCAGCAGCACCCGCTGTAACTACAACGGTGTCACTAGTATCGCCTGTCATGGTAATTACTTTGCCATTGACAGCCACATCATCTACGGTAAGAGCAGTAAGAGTACCCACACTTGTGATAGCTGTTTGGGCAGCGCCTGTAACAGTAGCAGCAGTACCGCTTGCATTACCTGTTACATTACCAGTTAGACCACCAACAAAGGCTGTTGATGTAACTGATGTTGCTCCAGTAACCACTCCAGCATCTACGCTAATTGTACCATCCAGTAGAATTGCAGAGCCGGTTGCAGGTTCAATGTTGATTGCTGCACCAGAATCTAGAGTTAAGACACCTGCTGAGTCAATGTCTACAGTACCGTCTGCCGTAATTTGGATATCACCATCGGCCCCAGCAGCATCAGTTGTTACTATGCTGAGAGTACCTGCTGCACCAGCAGTAATAACAACAGTATCACTGGTGTCACCAGTCATAGTAATGACTTTGCCGTTAACAGCTACGTCATCAACAGTAAGGGCTGTTAGAGTGCCGACACTTGTAATGGCAGTCTGTGCTGCACCTGTAACAGTAGCGGCTGTACCACTTGCGTTGCCTGTGACGTTACCAGTTAAAGCACCAACAAATCCTGTAGCAGTTACAACACCAGTACTAGGATTGTAAGTTAATGTTCCATCTGACTCTAGCCCTAGGTTACCACCGTCTACATCTCCACCAGCAGTAAAAATAAGAGCATTACTTTCGTCTGTAGACTCATTATCAGTAATAGTAACAGTGGTTGCAACTGTAGCTGTACCAGAAATATCGCCTGTAATATCCCCAACAAATGCTGTGGAAGTAATTGAAGTTGCTCCAGTAACAACGCCAGCATCTACGCTAATAGTTCCATCTAATAGAATTGCTGAACCTGCTGCCGGTTCAATATTAATCGCTGCTCCAGAGTCTAAAGTAAGGATACCTGCTGAGTTAATGTCTACAGTACCATCTGAATCAATAACAATGTTACCACCAGCATCAAGAGTAAGTACAGCAGAGGAAGAAACAGTTAAGTCAGTGCCGTCACCCTCAATCTTTTCGCCATCATTACCAAAGGTTAACCCAATGCTTGCAGGAATGTTGATGTCTGCGCCAGATACAAGATTTAAATCTGTACCGTCGCCATGAATGTACTCACCACCCTCGTCATTAAAGTATAAACGCTTTGTACCGTCAACAACAATGTCATCACTAAACTTAAAATGGTCTTCGTCTTCCATCCAAGTAAGTACACCATCAGTTGTCTCACCATCAAAGGTTACAACAATGTCTGTACCAGCAGAGCCATCACCAATAGTGATTGCTGTACCTAGTAGCTTAGTTACATCGCCACCTTCAGACGTAGTGCCATCATGGCTGTGGCCTGTTGATGCTGTGAATGAACTAACAATGTCGTTAAATTCATTGTTAAAGTCAGCAGCTTCAATAACCTCGCCAGTGGCTATTTCAGTGGTACTACGTCTTACGTAACCTGTACCCATTATCGTCTTCCTCCGGGTGTAAATTCAAACTGGTATGAATTAAGTGTAAATGGTCTTTTAGAACTATTATGATTTATTTTTGTTGCAACAAGAAAACCAGAACCTTCAATAGACTGTCTAAAAATAGGTGCGCCGCTAGAACCGTACACGGCATTACCATAAGTAGCAGCAGCAATATCAAAAATAGCTATGCCTCCCGGCGATGTAATATCTAGTTTATCAGGTTGAGGCACATCAATAGAGTCTGAGTCATATCTAATCCGTAACTCAGCAGCAATAGTACCTTCTACTTCATAGTTAAGAATTACCCTTTGCATTACTTTTCTTAAACCTGCATCACCCAAAGATAAATCTGGTGAGCGGTAAAAAGCTATAATGTTTTCTCCATCAAAAGTAAATACACTATCGCTTTCTTGTTGCCTTACATAGCCATCAAAACCACCTTCAATTATAGTTTCAATGTTACTAATAAAATCAGAGTCAAGCGAAGATGGCTTTAACCCTTTCATATCTGCCCACTCAAAGCCTAAAGCATTTTGTACATCTCTTTTAAGTGTGCCTAAAACACCTCGAACTGAAACGGCACTTTCAGTAGCAGATGTAGGATAAAAAATACGGTACTGACTTTTACCTCTAATAACTGTTGAAGTAATATTAGCTCTGTTAGCAACAACAGCTTGCATACGTTTTTGTATAGGTTTTGAAATTGTGCCTAACTCAACGTCACCAATTCTTTCTGTTGCAGCAATTGTTCTTAATCCATCAAGAGACAAAAAGATTAAATCGCCACCTAGTTCTTGAACAGAGAAACCATCAGCACAACCTAGTGTTCTAGTTACTGGTTGTATTTGAAAATCTGCAACGCTAGTGCCTACTAGCTTGTATATTTTATCAAGACCAAAAATGTACAGCGTATCACGAAATACTTTTAACGCAGTAACATTTGTATCAACTCTAACCGACCCTGCACCATTTGCTACAGTAAAATCTGTTTCTGCAAAGGGTGAGCTAAACACAATTTCTTGTGGGTTAGCAGACATACCTGCAAAAAATATGTGATCTCTAAATACTGCAACAGAAGCAGGATTAGGAGGAGCGCCTGTAGTATTAATTAAAGTATAAGTGCTTCCGTCATACGTTGCAGCTTGATTAACATCGTCAACCATAATAAGTTTATTAGTATTATTAAAGTTAAACGTGTCAAATTTGTAACGACCAGCAGAAGTACGTGTACCTATTGTTGACCAACCACTATCTGTACTAAACCGGACTAAGTTACCTGCAGCAGCAACTACTCCATTGTTAAATATCTTAACTCCAAGGACAGCATTGTCGCCATTAACTTGATTAGTATCCCACTTTGTCGTGCCGCTAAGTCTACGATAACCACCATTAATAGAAGGTTCAAAGTTCTGTAATTCTGTTGCAGCGCCGGGTGGTATGCTAAAGTCGTCTTGGTCAAGGATTAAACCTCCACCTAAAGACACAGTAACTGGTGAAATAGACGCAGTATCTGGCATAACTAACCTTGGGGCCGCAGTAATTCTTCAATAAAAACAGAAACCATTGCATCGTTTGCAGCACCTGCTTGTGCTTTTAGTATGTCACCGGACTCTAGTACAATATGTGCCTCATTAAATCTAAGATGACTATCAGCAGCAATGCTAGTAGTACTTAAAAGAGAATACGTTGCACTTGCACTTGTATCTGTCCAGCTAAGTGTTATATCTACTGCAGCGGAGCCATCAACATTAGTAATAAAAATTTCACGGACAATAGCAGTAAAATTTGTAGGGCAAGTATATACAGTAGTTAAATTTGTGCTAGTTAAACTAACACCAACATTTTTAAATCGGCCCATTAGTTATTTCCTACTAAAAACTAGAAGAGCTAAAGCCAGAAGACAAGGATGATGAAGTAATATAAGTAGACCTAACATAATCATTACGATTAATTAATAGTGTTTGCATATTTTTAATGCCATCATTAAGTAATGAAAAACTTCTTTCATATAAAGGTACTTCACCTCTAAAGAAATACATGTAGGAAATAGCACCATCAATAATAACGTGCTTAAACCTATCTGGAATAGTTGTTGTGTCTGTAGCAGCACTTAAATCTGAAGAAGGAAAAGTGTAGTAATCAAAAGTTACTGTGTAAGCTTTATTAGGATAAGGACTTAACCCATAGCTATCATTTGGTCCCCTAAAAACAAAGTTAGGAACTCCACCTGAACTAAACTGTGCTACAATTGTAGCAGTAGTATGTAATATAGCAGTACTACTACTGGCACCTCGTGTAGCGCCTGTAAAACTAGTTGCAGTAATACCTGTGTAAGTAATACTTTCAGAATCAATAACAATAGTACCTGTACTACTAAAACCTGTAGTACTTGCTACCGGAATAACGTCAACGGCATCATCAATACCACTGGATAGTGTAGTTGTTTCAGATAAATCTTCTTGACTACTTCTATTTTCTAGGTAATCTTTATATACAATATTACTTAAGTATGTACTAGATGCACCTAATGTAGAATCTTTGCGAATACGAAAAGAATCAAAGTCAATTGTTTTTGTGTTAGCAGGAGCAGTATAACGGGTAACTCCTGCTGTTAATGTAATGTTAGCTTCATCATGATTAAACGGCCAGCCAAACTCTCGTTGATTAATAAAACGAATTGCTTGATTGACCGCATTTTTTACTTGCGTCTGTACGCCTCGTGACGCACTAAAGGTAGCCGAAGTAAGCTCTACTTCGTTTAACCTAATAAGTGTGTCATTAACATAAGTTAAAAACGTATTTGCCATATATTACATCCAAACAAAATAAAGCATGGAGAGATGCCGAAGCACCTCCCCACACAATATTTACTTATGCAAGTTGATCACGATCAACTTCAGTAGCTGTATCTGCAACACCGTTGAGATCACAGCAAACAGCATACACACGAAGTACACCTGACGTTACATCACTAGATGAAGCAATAAACTTCACATCAATGGTGTCAGTTGTACCCACAAAGTGAGTATACGTAGTAGCGGAAGGCTCATTAGCCCCACCGTTAGTTCCTGAAGCAAGGTAACCTGTAGAGCTAGTATCTCCGCCATCAACAATGTCATCGCCAGCAGCAAAGTCAATGTCAACAGTAACAGAAGTACCACTCATAACAGTAAGAACTTCCGCACCAGCAGCAATACATACTGTGCCAGCAGGAATTTCTAGTACTTGGAAGATGTCACCATTAGTAACTGCAGAAAAAGTTCCAGCAGCAACAAGCTTAGTAATATCTAGAATAGATTCAACCAAGTAAGACTGATTACGTACATCAGGTAGAATAGCAATAGAGTCAGAACTGACACCTACTGTTGCTTTAGCAGTCATATCAAAGGTTGCCATAATTTAATACCCCCTATGCTACGTTATATTTAGCTGTGACAATTGCCTCTGGGCGCAAAATCTTACGACCATAGAGGTGCATACCACGAACAATGTCAGCAAAGCTGTCTGGATCACGATACGTTTCCGTCTTCATAATCTGACTAGCAGAAGCTGCTGCCGAATTATGACCTGCAACAATAACGCCGAAGTTACTGTTTTGGTTAGCTGTACCATTAGTATCTGGGCCAGTACCAACCGAAGGCAGGTTGTTAGAAACGTATACACGAAAACCATAAAAGTTTTTAAGTGCTAGACCGTTACGCATTCCACCGGACTCACCGAAGTCACTGTTAAACAGACGACTATCTTCGTCCATTAGAACTTCCATAAAGACAGGATGAACAACCAACCAACGGTTATCTTTATCAACATGTTGTGTATCAAGCAGTCGTGCCATACGAGCAACAATCATTGATGGTGAAACTGTAGCGGTTGGTAGTGCGCTTGCACCGGGAAGACGAGCAGCAAGAGGAATAGAATGTGTTCCTGCAGCAGCAGTAGTAATGTTACCAAAGTCTCCCTTCTTAAGCTTCATTGTAGTTAGAAGCTCATCTGTGCCAGCAGTACTAACAGCAATTGAACCAGATACAGTAGTGTTAACTGCACTGGCAACTGCGTTAATGCTTGCCTGTGAAAAACCTGAGATGTAGCCAAGGGCTTCAGCATCAAACTGATCACGAAGACGATAACCCGCACGATCTGCTGCCATTTGCTGGAAGTTTACGTGTGAGTGTGCTTCTTCAATGTCGTCAACCTTGAAAGCAAAGTAATTAGCTTGATCAACAACAAGGCTAAAGTCTTCATCGTCGAGGTCTTGTGGCGAAATCTGTGCGCCACGGGCATATGCCTTGACGGTGATTTCTGGTTCTTTAATGATACGCACGGTATCACCAAAGTTAGCGATATCACCAAAGTAATCGTTATTGCTGATATCTTCTACAACTGATCCCTTGCGGAATGCAAGCTGTACTTGCTTGGAATAAATGACAGGGCTGAAATTGCCATTTGGTAGACTATTATACCCTGCCGCAGTTTTAAAGGCCATGATTATTCTCCATAGCGTTAAAACACGATGCGATAAATCGCTAGTCTTTCGACTATATGTAGTTAGGGTATAACTTTTGAGGGCTAGATTCTTAGGTAAGACTAGTAGAAGATCAATCTACTATCGGCTAAAAACGACTAGGTAAACTAAAAGTCACATTAGTAAACTCCTAGAGTGTCACATTGCTGTGGGTCTAAGTGTTTTTCTAGATACCATTTTAACTAAAAAGTATCTGCTTGTCAAGCAAAATCTTACTTAACGAGCCGCACCGGAGACATCATAGATAAAGTTACCGGCACGAATAGCTTCCATAATTGAGTCTGATTGCTCTTCGTACTGTTGAGCAGACATTTGTTGTACATCTGACTCACGTAGTACATCTGTATCAGCACCTTCTTTAGGACTAGTTTTACTGCTTTTAGCAGCAATAGATGTAGCAGCTTCTTTTCTGCTATTTTTCTTAGGTTTGCTTTTCTCTACTAAAATACCCGAATCTGCTTTGTATAGGTCAATTGCCCTTGAAGCAGCATAAGCGTCATCTTCGTTATCGTAAAGCGCAGTTTGTACCCACTTAGGTTGCTCTTCTACCCACTCATGAAAGCTATCTTCTTCACGGATAGTTTCAAAGTCAGGTTGCAATCTAATAAGTTCTGCTTCTGCTTTTTCTTTACGTGCGCTTACCTGAAGCTTTTCAATCTCTTCAAGCTTTTTATTTACAGAAGTAGATCGTTCATCTGCTTTCTTAATTGCAATAGTTTCAATTACTGCAGCAATATCAGGATACTCTTGTACCCAAGCATTAAGCTCTTCTTCTGTTTTGGGTAACTGCATTTGTGTCTTAGCAGTTTCTTCTAGCTGTGCTTCTAGCTTAGATACACGAGTTTCAAATTCTTCTTTTTGCTTTTGTGAAAATCTACGAAGATCACCATAGCGTTTCTTAAAAGTCCTTTCTTCTGCAGAGGTTTCTAGTAATTCATCTTGTTCTTTTACTAACTCCTCACGAGCCTCATCTTTTTGTTCTTCTTCTTCTACTTGGCTCCTAAGTGTTTCTAATTCTTTTTCTTCATCCTCTACTGTTTTGCGGTACTGATGCTTGTTAGCAAAGCCCACTTTCTTTTCAGGTTGTGGATCAGCTACAATTGTTTCAGACATTATATTTCCTTTAGACTGGGGCCACCGTAAGCTACTATATTAGTAGGGGGATAGGGTAAGCCAGCAAATGGGACTACTTACTTGAGGCGAGTCCCTTGCCCTTCTTAACCTTCTTCTTCTTTTTCTTAGAAGGTGCTTTACGTTTATTTACTAGACCTTTGCTATTTTTCTTTTTCTTTTTCTTAGCAGTTGTTTTACGTTTTTCAATTAAGCCGCCTTTTTTTACAGTTGTATCAAAACCACCAAATCCTCCTGATGAGCCAGAAGGAGCGCCACCATATCCAACCCCATCAGCACCGGGCACGCTAGGAGCCTCAAAGCTACCGGGGTCTGCACTCGCACCTAAATCACCTAAGTCTGGACCCAGTTCTCCTGCTTCAATATCCTCAGTAACAGCAGTTTCAGCCCTTCCTGCAGCAGCCGCTACGTTTGCGTCTGCTTGTGATCGGTCTACTTTTTGTGAAAATGCTCTAGTTTCTGCTGCTATTTGTATAGCAGATTTTTTACCGTCCTTCCCGGCTTTAAATTCTGTCGTTTTAGGTGCTTTTGTATAATCTGCTTTAACCGCTTTACCCTTGTAGTCTATTGTATCAGGCCGTAAGTCCTTTGCAGTACTTGTCTTAGATGTACGATCCTCTAAATCTATTCTATTTGCAAGAGTGCGGCCATCCTTGCCCGGTTTTGTTACTAAATCTATTAACTCTTGGTTAGTATATCTATTTCCTCTTTTACCAGTTACTTCATCATCAGGTTTTCTAGCTCCTTCAATTACACCTAATTGAGATAGCATACTTATTACGTTTGCTTTAGCTCCAAAACCTAAAATAGAACCTAATATAGGTACAGCACCAGCACCCGCAATACCTAATAATCCGGCTGCACTAGCTAAACTAGCTGCAGTAACACTTTGTGTTCCTGCTAATGCAGCAACAGCAGCTTCTAACGAATCTGGAGTAATTACCCTACCATCTTCTTCACCTTCAGGTGATTCAAAGCTATCAACACTAGGTACTTCTTGTCGTACCATTGCCGTAGCGGGTTTGGTAGTCTTGTTTTTTTCG